GCCTTCTTGAGGATGGCCGTACCATCAGGCACGTCGGTCTTGCCGACCTCCACCTTCACCATAGCCTTCACGCGGTCGAAGCTCGGCTTGCGTGTGAACCAGTCCGTGACGATCTTGAGCGCCTTAGTGATCGGCCACTTCGAGCGCAGCACGACGATCTTCCCGTCGCGCAGCTCGTACTCCAGCCACTCGTCCTTGACGGCCTCGATGACGGCGTTGTAGTTCGCCCTCATCTCGTTCACGAACCACTCCGGAGGCGCCAGGTTCGCCGTCGGGTCGTGCTCCGGGAACGGCTTCCCGTGGCGCTCGGCCATCGCGACAACAGCGCTGCACACACACGTCCGCGCCACCAGCGCCCACGTCCAGACCGGCCCAGTGATGCAGATCGTCCCGCCTTCTTCCTTCTCGCATGACGGTGACAGCCTGAGGGCCGTCACGTCGTGGTTCTGGTCCATCATCTCCCTGAGCTGGGCCTGCACACAGCCTTTCTCGAACAAGCCGGGGTTCATCTCCCTACCGCACTGCGTCCTTACTCGGTTGCCGGCGACGCACGTCCCGAGCCTGGCGGCGTCATTGTACTTCTCCCTGTTCAGCACGATGTCGTTGTCGGGCTTGCGCTTCTTCTTGCGCGACGCGATGCCTATCACGGCGCCTCCACCAAGTGCCCCCACTAGCACCTTCTTCTTCAGCCCTATCGCTCGCAGCTCGGCACGCGTCATCTCGGCCGTGACCTTCAGCCCATACGCCAGAGCGGCGCGCTTGAGCTCGCTGGTCTTGGCGGACGCTGCGGCCTTCGCATCCTCCCACAGCCCGCTTGCGCGCCTTTCGCCTACGTAGCCCACAGCGTGCATCAGCCACTCCCGCCAACTCACCCCCTCCGCAGCACGCTCCACGCCTGCCGCTATGCTCAGCACTCCGCGGCCCACGCACGCCCCTGCCTCAGCGACCCGCCTGACTCCGCCAGCGACGACATCCGTGCCCCAGATGGCCAGCCTCCTGGGCCCGTCGTTCCAGAAGTGCAGCGCTCCACACACGCTCGCTGCACTCAGCAGCGTCCAGACGAGTGCGATCATGCGGTAGTTGCGCAGCACGAACGCCAGCACACTGAAGGACCGCATCTCCTCAGACCAGCTCCTCCAGCCAGTCAGAGTCTCCGAGTCTTTCGTGCGATACGCCTCGGTGTAGTGCGAGCTCACGGCCGTCTTCCCGCCGTACCGCCTCGCCAGCAGGACATGCGCCTCGAGCA